CCCGTAGGAGACGCCTACTCCGGTAGAAGCGCTTTAGAGTTAGACGTGACCACTGGTGCAACCACCGCCACACTTCCCATAAAGGCTATTGAAATTTCACAAGACCCTGAAAACTCTGATGTTGGAAGCGCTAATACTAACGTTCTCGTTACTATTAACAATTCCTTGTTTTCAGCAGGAACCACAGGGTTAGCATAAGGAGTATAGGAAATGGCAGCAATTTCTAGAGCGCAATTAGCGAAAGAGCTTGAGCCGGGTCTTAACGCCTTATTTGGAATGGAATATGACCGTTACGAAAATGAAACCAAAGAAATCTACGACACGGAATCTTCGGATCGTGCGTTTGAAGAAGAGGTTCTCATTATCGGATTTGGGAATGCTCCAGTTAAGAACGAAGGTGACAGTGTTAATTATGATGATGCAAGTGAGGGCTATACTGCAAGGTATACGCACCAAACAATTGCATTAGCATTTGCACTAACAGAAGAAGCAGTTGAGGATAATCTCTATGACAGGCTTGGTTCACGTTATACGAAAGCGCTTGCGCGTTCGATGGCACATACCAAACAAGTTAAAGGAGCAGCTACTCTTAACAACGCTTTTTCGTCATCTTATACTGGTGGCGATGGCGTAAGTTTAATTAACAGTTCCCACCCTTTAGGTGGTAATGCTGGAACATTAAGCAATCGCCCAAGCACTTATACAGACTTAAATGAAACTTCACTTGAACAGGCAATGATTGACATTGCTGCGTTTACGGATGACAGAGGTATGATTATTGCGTTACAAGGCATGAAACTTATAGTTCCGCCTAATTCGCAATTTATCGCTGACAGATTGTTAGAAACTCCTCTACGTCCGTCTACATCAGACAATGACATCAATGCTATGCGTAACATGGGAATGCTTCCAAATGGATACGTAGTCAATCACTTTTTAACGGACACGGATGCGTGGTATGTTAAAACTGACTGCCCAGATGGATTTAAGCATTTTGAACGTGCGCCTCTTACAACTGCATTAGAAGGTGATTTTGACACCGGCAACATGCGTTATAAGGCAAGAGAACGTTACAGCTTTGGCTACAGCAACTATCGTTGCGTGTATGGTAGCTCAGGTGCGTAAGCTTTAAGTTTATTAGGAACGCATGGTTATGACGTTTCTTACTCAATCATAACCAAAAGGGAGTCTTTGGACTCCCTTTTTTTATGTGCTATCCTAGTTTTTTTAAATAACGGAGAAATCGTAATATGTGGAAAAAAATTGTAAATTTCTTAAAATGGGCGGCAGCTAATGATAAAAAATCTTCTAAATCAAGTAAACCTAAGAAAGTTGAAAGTGTATCAACTATTGTCAAACGTGCTAGAGACCAAAAAGGTCAATATAAAGGGGATGATAAGTCTACCCCGGACATTAATGAAGCGTGGGAAGGTGGAAAATCCCCTAAAAAACGTGGGCGTCCTCTCAAGGGTAAAAAATAAATGTACGAATATAAATGTAGCCCTATCAAAATTGTTGATGGTGATACTGTGGATGTTCTCATTGATGTCGGTTTTTCTATTTTTTATAGCAGCCGCGTGCGTTTATACGGCATTGACACTCCTGAATCACGTACAAGAGATAAGGTCGAAAAAAAATTTGGTTTATTAGCTAAAGAGTATTTAAAAACTTTTATTAAAGAAGCCGGTAAAGATTTAATTATAAAAACTCATAAAGATGCCAAAGGAAAATTTGGTCGTATTTTGGGTGAATTGTATAAAAAAGATGGCTCCAAGTCAGTTAATCAGATTATGATTGAAGAACATTATGGGGTAGCTTATACCGGACAAAATAAAAGAACTATAGAACAACAGCATTTAGAGAATAGAGAAAAGCTAAAACACCTAATAGATTAAAATGCCAACTTTGTTACATCCGAGAACAAAGCAAAGAGTTTTATTCGTCCATGTTCCTCGCACCGCCGGAAGATTTATTAATGAAAATTTGTTATTAAATGGAATTGTCTGTGAGCAAGATAATATTTATGGAGAAATAGACGGCACACAGATAGATCATTTTCATCGTGATTTGTACGAAAAACACCTTAATATTCAAAATATCCCTCATTTTGGAGTATTTAGAGACCCAGTAGAAAGATTTTATTCCGCTTCTTCATTCTTGCTACATGAATACGGAAATAAAATAGAAAAAGATTTAAAGAGCTATAAAAAGTTTACTAAATTAATAAATACGCTCATTAATACACAAGCTAATAATTGGTTTAGACCACAACATGAGTTTTTTTCTTTAAACACAAAAAAGTGGAAATTTAATGATGGATTTGAAGAATCTTTCTTTAACTGGCTTAGTAATATTTTTGGTACAGAAATAGTCAAAAAACAAAACAGTTTTGAGCCAAACTATTGGGATGGAAAAAAAATAGAAAAAGAAGCTATAATTACGAACAATATTAAGAAATTTTATAGGAGAGACTATGAATGATCGTGATAGATTTGCGGGTGATATGGACCGCAACGAGGTAGAGATCGACCTGAGTAAATTCATGGACTTGTTGCAAGAACAGTCCAGATTAAAAGACAGGATAAGAGAATTAGAAGATGAAGGTACTAAAAATCCGCATCAAAAGTGGATATTCTTAGCGCAAGCTGTTGATAGCTGGCGGATATTTCCAAGGGCTTTCTTAACTGTTTATATTGTTTTACTTTACTACACAGTGATGTGGTTTATGGAATTAGAGGCACCCTCATTTGAACAATCAGGTTTAATTTCAGTTATTGTAGGCGCAGGTGCAGCTTGGTTTGGGTTGTATGCAGGTACATCAGGAGCAAGTAAATCATTTAAAGGCGAAGATAAGAAGTGAGTGAAGTCTTTGGACTAATAGCAGAGGTAGGTTTCCCTATCGCTATGGCAGTAGTTTGTGGGTTTTTTATATTCCTAACAATTAAATACATACTAGAAAGTGTGGTAGGTCAGATCAATGGTATTTTCATTATTGTTTCAGGTTTAGATAATAGAACTAAAACGATTAGTCATGATTTAATTCGGGTGGATGCAACTATGTGTGTGGTACTAGGAATAAGACCAGATTTAGGAAGGATTGCTAGAGCAGATGGAAAAGAAGATGCTAGGAAAGATTAATGGATATAGCACAGCTACTAAGCGAATATGGTTTTCCCATAGTAGCAACAGTGGGATTGCTCTACATGATTTACTACATCTGGAATTTCGTAACCAAGAAAATAAAACCCAGACTCAGCGAAACCAACTCCATAGTAGTAGATTTAATTGATCGTATACGATTATTGGATAATGACATCATAAGATTGCAACAAAAATTAGATACTGTAATAGAGATGCGAGAAAGATTAGAAGATGAACAAAAGAAAAAATCAAATAAAAAAACCTAATTACAAATTATTAGGTACGTGTGTAATTATAATCTTTGCTATATTAATGGTTGGCTTATTGCAAGCAGATCAATTAGTACATAAGTTTGGCAGTCCAGCCTTCAATGGACAAAATCAATCAGCACATTATTTAACGATTGATGAACAGGAAAGAACCAGACAAGAAAAAATAGCTGAAGATATACAAGATGTTTTAGAAGAAGCAGAACGAGAAGCAGACAACACAGTGTTAGCTAAGTTTATTCGCAATTTAGAGTCACGAATTTACTCAACTTTAGCTAAAGATATTTCGGAGTCTTTGTTTAATTATAGTGGTATACCCACAAAAGATAATCCAATAGCAGGTGAGATAAACTTAGAAGGTAACATATTAAAATGGATTAATGATGGAGTTACAATTACCTTAATCATTGAAGAATGGTTTGATGGGGTGCTTATTTCAACGACAGAGATTGTCATTCCCGTAGGTAGTTTTGGTGGGTGTTGGATAGATTGTGACGGATGAAATGGTACTTAGTCCTAGTTGTTATATTGTTAAATAGTTGCGCTCCTATCGCATTAAACCCTCATTACAACAAATGCAAATTCCCTTTTACGTGTGAACAGGGACCACAAATAGTCGCCACTTCAGCCAATCAATTATTAAATCTTCCTATTCCAAACAATAAAGCAGTTGTAGCTGTTTATGATTTCCCTGATTTAACAGGGCAAAGAAAGTCCAACGATAATATAGCCAGTTTCAGCACAGCAGTAACTCAAGGGGCAGAACACATGCTCATAGAAGCATTAAGAGATGCAGGAAAGGGAAACTGGTTTGTGGTTGTAGAAAGAACAGGACTGGATGGGCTAACTAGAGAAAGACAGCTAATAAAAAATACTAGGCAAACCTACGCAGGAGAGGGAGAAAATATACTTAAACCTTTGCTGTATGCAGGAATACTCTTAGAGGGCGGAATTGTCTCTTACGATACTAATTTAAGAACAGGCGGAAATGGAGCGAGGTATTTAGGTATAGGTATAAGGAATCAATACAGAGAAGATAAGGTTACAGTAATACTTAGAGCCGTCTTAGTGCAGACAGGTGAGGTAATAATTAATGTAACAGCTTCTAAGACTATACTATCCACAGGGAGAGGAACTGATTTATTTAGATTCTATGAATTAGGAACACAATTAGGAGAAGGCGAAACAGGCAGTACATTTAATGAACCTGTAGGAGTAGCGACCAGAAAGGCAATAGAAGCTGCGGTTTATGGATTGGTTATAGAGGGTTTAGAAAAACAAATTTGGGACTTTAATTATGATACACTAAAGGAGGAGGGGTGATATGAAGATACTTCTAAGTATAATTATTCTGTTTATTTCAGCAATTTCTTGGGCTGGAAATAACGACATATATATAACTCAAACCGGCACGGGGCTAACTTTGACAATTGACCAGATTGGAGCCACCAATAAGGTTGGTACTACTTCAGCTAGAGCCATTGTAAGTGGTACATCCATGACGTTAGATATAGACCAGATAGGTAGCAGCAATACTCTGGCAGCGAGCATTCTACAAGGCAATAGTTCCAGTTGGACTTACAGTAATACAGGAGATAGCGGTTCAGCTACTTTTGCAGTGGGTGCAACGGGAGACGTAGCAGGATCAGATTTTGATTGGGCTTCATCAGGGGGAGATGGGAATATCTTGGTTTTCACTCAAGGGGCAGATGCAACTGCAACTTCAGGGGATCAAGACTTTGCTATTACTGGTGCTTCCAATAATCTTAACATTAAGTGTGAGGTAATAGGCTGTAATAATAATTGGACAATTTCAGGAAGTTCTAATGATATAGATACTGTGCAGTCAGGAGCCAATGACCATGATATTACAGTTAATTTGACAGGTAGTTCAATGGATGTAGACATACACCAAACTGATACCGCAAGTACGAATGTAGCTAATTTATTATTACAAAGTAGCGGTGGATCAGGAAGTTCTGTTGACATTGATCAATGCGCCAGTGGCTGTTAATACTTTTATTTGCCACTAATGCCTACTCCGAGATAGGAGAAATATCAGAACTTAGGGGTAATGGAGAAATCCTAAGGCAATCAGGGGGAGATAAACTTCTTGCAGAACTCGCTTTGGATATTCTTTCTTATGATAGCGTGTTTACTGGTAATGGGCGTATTGCTATTGAATTTGTTGATGAGTCTATTATAAAGCTGACCGAACACTCCAAAATCGTCATAGACGAATACATATACGACCCCGACCCAACTAAAAGTAAACTTGCCTTGAACATGGCGAGTGGTACAGCTCGTTTTATAACAGGCGCACTAGGAAAGATAGATAAAAGAAATATATCTATTAAAACTCCGTCAGCTAACATAGCTATAAGAGGTACAGACTTCACAACAACAGTTGATGAACTAGGTAGAAGTCTAGTTATTTTATTACCTGATGCAGATGGAACAACATCAGGAGAAATAGCAGTAGAAACATGGTCTGGAACAGAGATCCTTAATCAACCTTTTCAAGCCACAATGGTTTCTACCTTTGAATCACAACCTACTAGAGCAGTTGTTTTGGGTAATCTTACATTAGGTTTAATAGACAATATGTTAATCGTTAACCAACCGCCAGAGGTAGTAGAAGCAGTAGAAGAACAACAAGCAGAATCAAAAACGGAATTGGATAAAGACTTCTTTGAAGACGGTAACGATTTAGAGAAAGACTACTTAGAGGAAGAGGAAGAAATATCTAGATTGGATATAGACTTATTAAGCTTTGATTTTCTAGTGGATTTATTAGCTATAGTGGAAACAGGCTCTAAAAAGAAAACTGAATCAGGAGGAGAGTTAGACGGGATAGAATTGATGGGTATAGTACCGGGATTTGACCCAGTGTATCAAACTTATTCTTTCGTAGAAGGAGAATACTTACACTTGGTTCATCAAGGCAGTAATACATTTGATATTGGGTTGGATAAATACGCAGCAACTTATTTGAATATAAATACGGCTGGTATCATAA